TACTTTCCCCGCGTGTTTGGCAAGGTCTAGATGCTCATCGAACCCATCAGCACTCATCTCTGTTACATAGTCAGGGTCGTAATCCCACATAAGGTGTCGCTTAGTGCAGGACTCAAGTGAACTCACATCAGCACCGCACATCACTTGAGCATCACTAGGCGCTACAATACACCCACGGATTTCCTTACCCCACTTAGCGTCTACACCCGGCAGGTTTACAATAGGCTTCCTATGCTTCAGCCTCAGAGTATTCGTAAGACCTGCTGCACCAGCTACCAGCTTACCCGTTTTTACCTCTAGGCTGTCACCTTCTTGTGGGTAGTTGTTCCAAGTGTCTACAGTGTATTCACTCAGAAAAGCCTCAAAGATACTCTTACGGTGTTGGGCTACAGTAAGCCCTTCAAGCTCCTCAATAGCAGGTTCACGGTCTTTAAGACGTAAGACACTATCAGTCAGTTCTCCCTTACGAGGATCGCTCTGAGCCACATACCGCACTTGAGGAATCTTCTTCTCATCACCAGTGAGTTTGTTGCGCTCATATTTCCAAGTACACGGTGACCACCCCAGAGAAAACAACCAGTCTTTGATCTGGATAGTGCTTTTAGGATTCCCCTCTACCCACTCAACAACAACTGGACCTTCAGTGTTCTCTGGTAGTTTCAGTTCCTTCAGCGTGTCAAACCATTTCTTACCGTGGGCGCTGTAGCTACCATCCTGCTTGTAAAGGTTCTTAGGCTTGTTCTGTGTCTTACCGGGAACCTTTGGCATGACTTTAGCAAGTGCTTGGGTTTTCTCCTCTACGATACGTGTCAGTTCATCATAGTGCTTCTGTGCTTTCTCTACGTCCAATGTCAGTGGGTTAGCTTCTTGTTGACGCAAACAATCCGCTTTGAAGCTCAGGTACTTTAAGAACCTTAGGGTGTCACTGTTCAAGTGTCTCTCCTTCAATGTATTGAATCATGTGGGAAGGGATAGCCAGCCAATTCTTTTCCGTTAAGGTGATCTCAAAGAAACCACCTAAATACCAATAATCATGTTCCGTTATGTACTGTTCAATAGTGCCATCATAGAAGTAAATTGTTATCTTATGTGTCATCCGTAAATCTCCTCCAAGCGTTTCTCTTGTCGCTTCCACTCAAGCCAGTTGATCTTCACGTCCTCAACGCACCTGTGAGCATATTCCTCATAGCTAAGGTTCTCCCAGTCATCCACTTCAGGTTTCTTAACCCCATGTTCTCTGCCAATAGCATCAAGCCCATGTGAAGCCCGGTCAGGGTAGAGATACCTAGAGACCCAAAGAGTGTCAATGTACTTTTTGTAATCCATAGGAACCCCAAGGATACGGTTAAAAACTACCATGTCGTGCATCACAGCATTGTGCATCACTAGAAGATCAGCACTGTGGTATACCTCTCGCATCTTGTCGTAGTCATTGGTTGACTCAAAGGTCTCACCATCTTCAGTCCACGACATTACCCACAGTTTTGTGCAGTCGTAGGCTAGGCCATCCGTTTCAGTGTCAGCTACTAGGATTCTCATTGTTAAACCTCATCTGCAACGCCAGAGAAGGAACTTTACGGGCTACTTCCTTTGGCATTTCTTTTATGTGTTGGTATCCTGTTGCATTGTGTAGCATATGGTAGCACTCACTTCTAGAGAAACCCAAGTGTTTCCATAGCACATCAAAAGCCTCATGTGCTTGTTTTCTTGCAGCATGGGTTTCTCCGCAGACTAAAGGCTCCTCATAACCCCAAGACCAAAGACCACAGCAAGAATTTCTTAGTCCATATCGAGTTTCTGTAGTTTTAGGGGGCTTACCGCAAGAGGGACACACGAAAGGTTTTGTCTCAGTATCAGCCACTAGGATTCTCATCCTCCTGAGTGTCATAATCCGACACAGTTATCGTCAAGTCACCCCATATTTCTACCAACTTGTGGTAAGGGATATTCAAAGTCATTTAAAATCCTCCTTCGTGATTTGGTGTTTCAGGTGCCACAGGTGGCATCACAGGTGTCAATGTAAACGATTCGTGGCAAAAGTCAAGCGCCCCAGCAGGACCATTACCCAAGCCAACACGATTCTTTCTCCCCACACGGACATAAGTCCTGTTGCGTTCTTCAGGGTCTTCGGCTTCCTGATCCCGTTGAAGCAGAATCTCAAACGCGGCCTTCTTACCGATCATAGTGGCATACATAGTGTCACCGTTCTGGTTCTGGTGTGCGATAGTGATAATACCTACATCCAGTTCAGACGCCATAGTCCCTAGCCGCGATGAAAGGTCAGCAAGTTTACCTTCCTTGTCTTCACCAGTGACCAAATCCTGGATGGGCTCAAAAAACACAAAGTCAATGTCAAACGCCGCCTTCAGGAACTTAATCTTACTCAGCAGGTCTTCATAACCATCTTCGGGCCTAAAAGAGAACTGCATCATTCGTTCACTATCAGTGAGCCGCTTAATAGCTTCTCTTACGTCATCCTCACGTCCCTTGTTCTCGATAAACTTCTTGAGTGTCAGGTTATCCCCCAGATCATAACTGACAAGTCCCAAGACTGACCGCAGCTTAGACTCCTCAAGGTGCATAAATGCAAACGTGTAGTCACTCTTAGTCAAACACTGGTACTCGAAGTAGCGCATGATTTCAGTCTTCCCCACACCTGTCGGTGCCTGGATAACAGTAAAATACCCCTTGTTAATCCCAAGAATCTTTTCATCCAACTCGGGGATACCCGTAGGAAAATACTCAAAATCAGGAGACTCATCATACAGCGAAAGGTAGTCACCAGCATCAACCAAAACATCATCAGGTTTGTACCGTCTATTATTCTTAACAGCATCCCACCAAGCACTTACATAAGCCTTTCCGTCCCCATTCATAAGGAAGTCATTAGCATCCTTGTGGTCGCCGTGTTGCATGAGGACAACCTTACGTGGGAACATAAGGGATACCTTCTCAGCAATCTTACGTCCCGGCTCATCGTTATCGACACTAAGAATGATCTTCTCAAAAGAGTCCAGCCAGTTTCTACACTTCTCCCACAGTTTACCAGAGGGGGTAGCACTAGGAAGACTCACCACAGGGTTAATGAACTTACCGTTCTGTAGCATCTGCCAAGCACTGAGAGCATCCAACTCACCCTCAGTCACCGTGACCATCTTCGAGCAACCAGCAGGAAACAACTGCATCCCGAACAGTTCATCACTCTTAAGGCCCTGAGCAAAAAACTCCTTGGCAGACTTCTTGCGAATCTTATTCCCACCCGAGGGGTACTTGAAGTAAACCTTGTCGTCTTCCGTGGTTACTCCGAAGTGTTCCATAGTGTCTTTGTGGATACCCCGCCAAGGAGCATACTCACCTTTAGGTTCCTCTACCTCAGTAATGTCTTTTGGTGTATAGTCTTTCACGTCTAAGGTTTCTCCCTCAATCTTGAAGTTACGTCCATTCCCATGTCGCCCCCACAGTTCACCAGTGTCTTGATGCAACCAAGTGACTAGACCACAAGAATGACAGTAGCCTTGGTTCTTACTAGTATTCCAAGCGTAGGAGTCACTACCGTTGGTGTCTGCTTTGTGTGCAGGGCATTGGCCTTTAGTTTCACTCATAGCTTCCGCTCTTCACCTTTGTCAAGAAGTCAATATCTTCAAGGACTTGCTCTTTAGTGTCGTAATACTTGTGGTGGGTCTTCCAGAAAAATAGAAACTTACGCTCTTCAAGAATGTACCACTTGATGGCATCTCCATGCGTTGACACCCTGAAATTACTCATCAGTAAACTCCTTCTACCAGTAGCGGCGCTGAAACAGGAAACTGCTTCTTGAGTTCTTCGTAGACCTTCTCAGCAACCAACCGACTTTCGTATTGAGCCTCTGGGTGAATCCTAAGTTTACACATATTTGCGAAGGCTCCTAGCGTTCCACTCCATGTCCATGCAGTCATAAGGGACTGAGGGAGAACCATACGTGCCTGCTCAGGTGCTACTCCATAGTGTATAAGTTCATGGTAGTTGTCTAGCTGATAGCCATACTGCTGCCAAGTCGATACATCTACTTCAGAGTCCTCTTCAAGACTCCCTTGTTTCTTATCAAGTGCAGCCTTACGCCAATAGTCAGGCTCGTAGAACTCTACGTCCTCAGTGATATACCGACGAGAGAACTCACTTATGATAAGATACTCATGCTTCACCAACTGCGCCCTCACAAAGATAGGTGCTTTCACCTCAAAGCTAAAGAACCCGTGGTTAAAGGGTGTGTCATGGGTAGGTGTGTTGCGCCACTGCCAGAGGAGTTCTTTCAGTTGACCTAGCTCAAGGCCATCATAGTGACCAATATCATCCACTAAAACACTGTCCCCAAGATCACGACAGAAAGC